TCATTTGTTTCGTGTGGGTTTGACGGCCTGAACGCATGGTTCAATCTTTCTACGGGCGCGGTCGGCACAGTAGAGGCTGGGCTTACTGCATCAATCTCCTCGGTCGGCAGCGGTTGGTATCGGTGTTCCGTTTTGCGAACTGTTGCGGTGGCTGGGTCAAAATCATGTGTGGTCTACCCAGCAAATGCCAACGGCGTTGTCTCCTACACAGGCGACGGCAACAGCGGCATCTACATCTACGGCGCGCAGCTATCTGATAGCGCATCGCTCGATCCATACGTGCCTACGCCCGGTGCGGCACCAAGCAGCACGGCATACTACGGCCCGCGCTTTGACTATGACCCAGTGACGCTGCAACCCAAGGGTATCCTTGTGGAAGAGGCGCGGACGAATTTGCTGTTGCGTTCGGAGGAGTTTGGAACGACTTGGACAACGCTGACAGCTACAGTTAGCAGCAACTCTGCCGTGGCCCCTGATGGGGTATTGAGTGCAGATAAGATTATTCCAGACAACGCCGCATCTCTTGGAAGTTCCGGAGTAACACAAACTGTAACCGCCGCTGCCGCTACCTACACTTATTCGGTTTACGCCAAGATTGGCGAATATAATCGTGTGCGTCTACTCGTCCGCGATGGCGCATCTGCTGGTAACAATGCGTCTGTCACAGTCTCACTGGTTAATGGAACAATTACCACTGCCGCCGCCGTTGCCGGAACATTTACTGGGGCTTCTGCAACTGTAACTGCCGCTGCGAGTGGTTTCTACCGCGTATCGCTGACGCTTACATCAACGGGGGCGTCTTCACTATTGGCTCGCGCATTTGCTGACGATAGTGTCGCCACAACCGGCAACGGCACGTCAGGCATCTTCCTATGGGGCGCTCAACTCGAAGCCGGTGCCTTCGCCACATCCTACATCCCCACCATCGCCTCTACCGTTACGCGTTCGGCTGATGTTGCGACGATCACAGGGAGCCTGTTCAGCCAGTGGTATGCCCAGCCGCAGGGGACGTTTGTAATGAACACCACCCCTGTTAACAACGGGTGTTACGCACTGGCAGCTACGGACGGAACCGCAAACGAAGAAATAATCCTTCGTTACGCTTCTACTGGAAGCGCAGCGGTTGTCCGCGATGGCGGCACGATACAAGCCAACTTTGGCACTGGCGTCCTAACAGGAAAGAACGCGCTTGCGTACAACACCAACGATTTCGCCGTAAGCACTAACGGCGGCGCGGCAGCTACGGATACCAGTGGTACTGTCCCAACTAACAACCAAGTCAGTTTAGGCAGGGCGTTTGATGGGTCACTTAACATCAACGGCCACATCCGCTCCGTTCAATACTACCCCGTCCGCGCTGCGGACTTCCAACTACAGGCGCTAACGACATGACCGACTATTGTTTACAAAACATCGACGAGGCTGAGTTCAACCAGCTTATGCTGGACACTGGCCTGTGCGTAGAAGTCACTGAAGGCGAAGGCGAGGATGCTATCACAACCATCGTGCCCGCATCTTACGAAGTGCTGATCGACCGCATTGGACCAATCACCATATGGGATTACAGCGTCGAGCCGCCAACAGAAACAACATACCCAGAATATTACAGCAACTTGCGTCTGCTGTTCGAGCCGACCGAAGAGCAGGCCGATCAGTTGGCCGTGTTCGCCATCGACCCTAACGCACCGCAGTATCGCATCTGGGCTTAAAAACTCCTGCTAAGGAAAAACACTATGAAGAAACCAACTAAGGCCGACAAGAAAGTGGCTAAGGTCATGGGCGAATTTAAGCGTGGCACATTGCACGCTGGCGTAAATCCTAAAGGCCCGGCAAAGGCTCCCTTGGCTAAATCGCGCAAACAGGCTATAGCTATTGCCCTGTCCGAAGCTGGCAAGTCCAAAAAGAAGTAAGGCTAAAATATGGCGTATCGCAATAACCGTAAGCCGAGTAAGGCCGACATGGCTAAGAACAACCGTATGTATCAGGACACCGGGGTTCCCAACGCCAACTCGGAAAACGACGACAGCGAAGATATGTCCAATGAAACTTCGATGGAACTTCCCGACGGTACGGAAGTTTCCATTGAAGAACCAGAGATGGAAGACGAGCAGGTCGAAGAGCCTATATCTGAAGAAGAACTTCAGAACATCGTCATCGCCGAGATTGACGACGCTCAAAATTATATAGACGACGACATCAGCCCGCAGCGTGCGCTTGCGGGCCAGTACTATAAGGGCGAACCCTTCGGCAACGAAGAGGAAGGCCGGTCGCAGGCGATGTCAATGGATGTACGGGATACTGTACAGGCCATGATGCCGTCGATCATGAAGGTATTTTTCGCGGCGAACAACGTCGTCGAGTTTGCGCCGAACGGCCCAGAAGATGTTGAAAGCGCGCAGCAAGCGACGGATTACGTCAACTACTGCCTGACACGCGACAACAACCTATTTAACGAATGCTATTCCACATTTAAGGACGCCCTGATCCGTAAGAACGGTATAATGAAAGTCTGGTGGGATACTGAGAAAGATGTCACGACCCACTACTTCACGGGTCTGGACGAGGCTACCTTCTCGGTCCTTCAGTCCGATACTACCGTCGAAGTTAAGGACGTAGAGATTACCTACGGCGAGACGATGGTCGAAACACCGATGGGCATGATGGGCCAAACCCAGCCCGCGACCTACGACTGCACCGTTGTCCGCACAACAGAGAAGGGCCGCCTGCGCGTTCAATCCGTACCGCCCGAAGAGTTTCTGATTGACCGCCGTGCGCGTTCTATTGAGACGGCCGAGTTTGTAGCCCACCGTCGTTACGTTACCGTATCCGATCTTGTGAAGATGGGCTACGATTTCGATGAGGTTCAAGACCTTGGCTTTGAAACGCTTGACGACTTTGAAGGCAACCAAGAAACCTTCGACCGTAACCCGCAAGCGTTTGTTCAAATCACCGGCCGCACAGATACAACATCCCGTAAAGTCCTCTACATCGAGGGCTATGTGTATGTTGACATGGACGGCGACGGGATCGCGGAACTTTGCCGCGTCTGCGTTGCTGGCTCCGCCAACAAGATACTGCATTGGGAACCTTGCGACTTTATTCCGTTCGTAGACTTCTGCCCCGATCCAGAGCCGCACACATTCTTCGGCATGTCGATTGCCGACGTGACGATGGACATTCAGCTTATCAAGTCGAACATCCTGCGCAACACGCTGGACAGCTTGGCTCAGTCGATTCACCCACGCACGGGTGTTGTTGAAGGCCAAGTCAACATCGAAGACGTGATGAATACCGAAGTCGGTGGTATCATCCGTATGCGTGCACCGGGTATGGTGCAGCCATTCGTAATGCCGTTCGTCGGGCAGCAAGCCTTCCCGATGTTGCAGTACATGGACGAACTGCGCGAGAACCGTACCGGTATCTCCAAGGCCGCGTCTGGCCTCGATGCGAATGCGCTTCAGTCTTCGACCCGCGCTGCTGTCGCAGCCACGATTACTGCTGCGGCGCAGCATATCGAACTGATCTGCCGTATCTTTGCTGAGACGGGTATGAAGAGCCTGTTCCACAAGTCGATGCAGCTTATCGCCAAGAACCAAGATGCTCCGCGCATGGTGCGTCTGCGCAATACGTTCGTACCGATTGACCCACGTGTGTGGGATACGAACATGGATGTCGTCGTTAACGTCGCTCTTGGTACGGGTAGCAACGAAGAGAAGATGGCGTTCTTGGGTCAAGTTGCAGCCAAGCAAGAGATGCTGATGCAGATGGGCGCACCGTTGGCTGACATGCAGGGCTACTACAACACGCTGTCTCAGATGATGGCGCTGGCTGGATACAAAGACCCGACTGTATTCTTCAAAGACCCAGCCATGATGCCGCCTCCGCCACCGCCTGCACCACCGCAGCCGACACCGGAAGAGATGCTGTCGCAGGTTCAGATGGAAGCAATCCGCGCTGACATCCAGAAGAAGGCCGCAGAACTTGAGTTGCAGCGCGAAGAGATGCTGCGCAAGGACGACCGTGAGCGCGACAAACTCGATGCCGATATGATGATTAAGGCAGCCGAGATTGAAGCCAAGTACGGCGCGCAGGTCAACACGGCCAACATCGAAGCGTTGATGCAGCGCGACCGTGAGTTCCTACGCCAGCAAGGCGAGATGGAACGTGCGGCCGTGCAGGCTCAGCAGGCCCAGCAAAACGCGCAGATGGCACAGGCGGTTCAGCAAGCACAGATGCCGACTGAAATGCCGATGCAACCGGAACTCCCACCAGAAGGAATGATGTAATGGTAGCAATTATACCCCTACAGGATATGGCCTTCAGTGACTACGGCCTCGGCGGTCCACTGCTTGGCGCGGAAGCAGTCGGTGTTGACCTCGCCAATCCTATGCTCGGTGGTCCTGAGCAGGGCGGCGCGTATACTGGAGGCGTTGGCGCTGGCCCAAGCCGGACGAAAGCTGCACGCCAACAAGCTATACTGAACGTCAATCCTTACGTAGCCCCCAGCCAAGGTGTGAACCTCGACCCTATTACAAGTCAACGAAGTGGCGGACAGACCGGCTATTATTTCGCAAACGAACTAGGTTTGCCTGCGCGTTACGGCGATGCTGCAACACCGGGCTTTGTACCAGTAGACAAAAACGCCGCATACCGCCTCGTTAAAGGCGGCACAGACGGCAGCGTTGTGTACGCCGGTGCGGGTGAAGAAGGCCTGCGCAACGTATTCCAGCAAGCCAATGACCTTACTCTCGCCGACCCCAAGAACGCATACTGGGGTGTCGAAGTTCTCGACCCCGCCACTGGCCAGTACAAGCGCGTAGCCGAAAACCAAGGCCCGAATGGCCTTGGCATTATCGGGGATATTGCAGGCATTGCTCTGCCAATCGCGGCGGCTATCGCAACCGGCGGCGCAAGTCTTGGTATCCAGATTGCAGCGGGCGCGGCAGCAGGCGGCCTTGGTGGCTTCCTGTCCGGCAAGGACATCCTCAAGTCCGCGCTTATCTCTGGCGCGACTGCGGGCCTTGGCAACGTGACAGGCTTTAACGAGGCTGTTGGTGGCGTACTTAGCAATGCGGGCGATGCTGTTAAGAACGCGTTGATACCGGAACTCGCCAAGCAGGCCGCTACTGAAGCAGGCGGCGACATCGTTGTTAACGCCCTAAGCAATCTTGCGAAGGGCACGGCTTCCGGATTACTTCAAGGTGCGGCATCGGGTGTCACGAGTGGCGGATCGCCAACATCCGCACAGCCAACACCAACGCAGCAACCTGTACAAGAACCAGTACAACCACCTGCCGAAGCCGCGGTTAAACCTATTGTCGTTAGCGGGTACACGGGTGCTTCAGGCTCTGGCCTCCCCTTCGCATCCGCCGTCCCCGTTCCTGTTCAGGCCATTCTTGACGGAACACTGGCGCAGTCTACACCAAAGCCACAGCCTACAACAGAAGAGGCCGTAACAGAACAGCCGAAAGAAGACATCGTTGTTAGCGCGTACCGCCCTATAAACCCAGTTGGCGGTTTCGACCCTACATCTGTTTCCAAAGACCTGATTGGTCTTGGCGGTTCCGTGGCCGCAACATTACCTGCGCTCACCGAACTGGCTATGGACCCAACGCTGACACAACCACAGGCTGAAGATATTGTCGTGAGCGGTAACCGGCCTGTGCCACAAACCGTCGTTCCCGATGAACTCGCGGCTATTGGCCCATTGCTTCCTGCGCTCGGTATACCGCAGGTTCCAACTCCTGATCCCGCATTGACGGAAAAGGGCGGCGTTCTCGGCACTGGCCTAAACGTACCCCAGCTTATATCTATCGGTAGTATCGGAGCCGATCTTCTGAAAAACCTTTTGGCCGGAGATGGCGGTGCAGGCACAGGGGTGCCATATGTTTCCCCGTTCGGTGCAGGCGCGGGCATAGGTCTTGGCACAGGCCGAGATATGCGCGCCAATCCAAACATCATAGACTATGAGCGGTATGGTTTTGGTCCGGAAGCTATGTTCTTCCAGCCGGGGTACGGCCTTCTTAATTCTGCGGGTGCTACGCCTACCCAAGCGCCGCCCATTATGGCAGTTCCCCAAGCACAGCCCGCGATGGTAACTAACCCTAGATACGAGCCGTTGATTTAATGGACCCTATTACAAAAGCTAACCACGCAAAGCGCCTTCTTGAGGATGACATTCTCAAGGAGGCATTCGACGCAGTGGAAAGAGATATTTTTGAAGAGTGGCGCAAGTCGGCCCATACTGACTACGGCTCCCGCTCTGACATGTTTCACACGCTCAAAGGACTTGAGCGGTTGAAAGCCCGCCTACAGGCAATCCTTGACGACGGCTTAGTCGCCAAATCAAGGAGTTAACATTTAATAAAGAAGGTGCTATATGACGGAACAAGTCGGCAACCCCAGTGGTGGGATCGGCCTCCACGAAGCAACACTAGCCATCGACCAACTGCTTGGCCCTGATGAGGATACCCAAGACGAGGCCGAGGCGCAAGAGCCTGAAGAGGCTCAGGGCTATGAGGAAGAAACTGAAGCCGAGGATTACTCGGAAGAAGATGAAGCCGAAGAGTCTGACCCGGATGAAGAGTACGACACAGAAGAGGTTATCGAACAGGAACTTCCTGACGATCTAACCATCAAGGTTAAACTTGACGGTGAAGAAACGGAAGTCACCCTTGACGAACTTCGGAAAGGTTATTCTCGTTATTCGGATTACACACGGAAAACTCAGGCATTAGCTGAAGAACGCAAGTCGTTCCAAGGTGAAGCCGAAGCGATCCGAATGGAACGCGCTCAATACGCGGAACTGCTACCGGCGCTTAAAGCGCAACTTGAGGTGCAGTCCGAGGCTGAGCCTGATTGGGACAATCTTTATAATGAAGACCCCATTGAGGCGGCGCGGTTAGAACGGCATTGGAATAAGTCTCGTCAGGAACGAGCCGCTAAACTTCAGGCTATTAATACTGAACAGCAGCGGATTGCTGAAGAGATGGCCAAAGAGCAACAGCGGGCATTGGCTGACATTGTGCAGTCAGAGCGCGCCAAACTCACGGAAGTCATTCCTGAATGGAAAGACGAAGGTACAATGCAAAGCGAAGCTAAGGAACTTCGTGAATGGGCTATAAACAATGGGTTTAGTGAACGCGACCTAAGCGCACTTGTTCAAGCCACTCACGTCTCAATCCTGCGCAAAGCTATGATGTTTGATAAGGGTTCGAAGAAAGTGGAAAAAGTGAAGGCACAGCCAAGAAAGGTTGCGCGGATCGTTCGCCCCGGTTCTTCAGGAACTCAAGTCAACACACGTTCTACCGATGTAAAGAAAGCGTCCCAGCGCCTTGCGCGTACAGGCCGTGTCGCAGATGCAGCGGCCCTGTTGGATAAACTCATTTAATAAGGATGTGAACTAATGGCTATTGTAGCAAATACTTTTACCCGGTACTCCGCTATCGGTATTCGTGAAGACCTGTCGAACGTTATCTATAACATCTCGCCAGAAGAAACTCCGTTCATTTCGAACATCGGCCGCGAAAGCGTCAAGAACACCTACTTCGAATGGCAGACCGACGCCTTGGCTGCGGCCTCGGCTTCGAACGCCGCACTCGAAGGTGACGACATTTCTTCGTTCACTGCTGTTACGCCAACCGCTCGCGTTGGTAACTACACGCAGATCAGCACGAAGAACGTCGTAATCTCCGGTACGCTTGAAGCAGTCGATAAGGCTGGTCGTCGTAACGAAATGACCTATCAGCTTGCAAAGCTGGGTTCGGAACTGAAGCGCGACATGGAAAGCGCATTGCTCGCCAACCAAGCATCGGTTGCTGGTAACACCACAACTGCACGTCGTACTGCTGGTCTGCCTGCATGGTTGACCTCGAACACTTCGTTCGGTTCAGGCGGTGCTAACCCAACTGTTGGCTCGACCCCAACTGCTGCTCGTACCGATGGTACGCAGCGTGCGTTCACAGAAACACTTCTGAAGAACGTAATCCAGCAGGTCTGGACTTCGGGTGGTACACCTAAGATGCTGATGACCGGTCCTTTCAACAAGGTCGCCGCTTCTGCATTCGCCGGTATCGCAACTCGTTTCCGCGACGTATCTCCCGGTCAGCAGGCACAGATCATCGGCGCAGCCGACGTTTATGTGTCCGACTTCGGTACGGTTAGCATTGTTCCTAACCGCTTCCAGCGTGACCGTGATGCGTTCGTAGTCGATCCTGATTACGCATCGTTGGCAGTTCTTCGTCCAATCCAGAAAATGGACTTGGCGAAAACCGGTGACGCCGAGAAGGCTCTGCTCCTCGTCGAGTATGGCTTGAAGGTAAACAACCAAGCCGCGCACGGTATCGTAGCCGACTTGACCACTTCGTAAGAAGGTCTATTTGGGTGAGGGGGCATAACGCCCCCTCATCTAACTATTGAGGGTTTTATGACTAAACGCCTTATCAACGACGATGCTTTCACAGGCGTCAAAACATTTTACGATTACGATGCCGAGAAGGACGAAGCGGTCATCTCGAAAGAGCAGGACGTTTCGGCAATCATCGAGCAGAACAAACGCGAGTTTAACGCCGCGCCGGAACGCTGGGGTGAGTGGACAAAGGTTGGCAGTATCCCCATTTCAGTGTATTATGAACTTGAGCGCCAAGGTATTACACAAGATCAAGAGGCGATGAAGAAGTGGTTGAACGATCCAGATAATCGTTACTTCCGCACAAGGCCGGGGACTGTTTAATGGCAATTTCTACATACTCCGAATTGAGGACTGCGGTCGCGGACTTCCTTAACAGGGGTGATTTGACTTCCGCGATTCCGTCCTTCATCTCATTAGCCGAGGCTGCGCTTAACCGCCGTCTTCGTTCACCAGAAATGGTGACACGGGCTACGGTCACTATTGACGCGGAGTATGAGAACCGCCCATCCGATTGGATGGAGACAATCCGCTATCAGGTTAATACCAATCCGATCACGGTGTTGGAATTTGTAACGCCGGAAGAAGCTATCATCCAGAAGACAAAGTTTTCTGCGGCTGGCGTACCGATGTTCTTCTCAACTGTCGGCACTCAGTTCCAACATGTTCCCGCGCCAGATGGTTCGTACACGGGCGAGTTGATGTACTACGCCCGCATTGCTGGTTTGTCGGATTCGAACACATCTAACTGGCTTTTAACGGCCAACCCTGATATATACCTCTATGCAACGCTCGTTCAAAGCGCGCCATATTTGAAAGAAGATGAGCGCATTGGTGTTTGGTCTAGTATATTAGACCGCCTGATGGCTGAATACGAAGTTGCAGAACAACGGGCCAAGACAGGTTCAAGTCGGTTGGCTTCTAGGACAAGGACGTTTGGTTAATGGCGGATACAACAACTACAAACCTTGGCCTGACTAAACCCGAAGTTGGCGCATCCGCCGACACTTGGGGGACGAAACTCAATACGGACCTTGATACCATTGACGCGCTGTTCAAAGCAGACGGCACGGGCACGAGCGTTGGCTTAAACGTCGGTGCAGGTAAAGTCCTAACTGTTGCGGGCAGCGTGTCTGCTAACGGTTCAACACTTAGCCCTACGGAACTTGGTTACCTCGATGGCGTAACCTCCGCCATTCAAACGCAGCTTAACGCCAAAGCAGGCTCTGGCGCGAACACCGACATCACCGCACTCGACCAAGATGTTACCGTCACGGCCACCGGTACTATCGCGGCCAATTCCATCGGCTATCGCGGTCTACCACAGAACAGCCAGACGGCTAGTTATACGCTGGCACTCGCTGACGCAGGTAAGCACATCTCGATCACGACTGGCGGCGTGGTTATTCCGGCTAACAGTTCAATCGCGTTTCCTGTCGGCACAGCCGTCGTTGTGTTCAACAACAGCGGCAGCAACCAGACGATCAGCATTACGACTGACACACTACGCCAAGCTGGAACTGCCAACACAGGCTCACGCACTCTGGCCCAATACGGCCTAGCAACATGCGTTAAAGTCGCTTCTACTACATGGGTAATCAGCGGCGCGGGTCTCAGCTAATGACCGGCATTACGTGCGCACTGGCTGGTAGTGGCGGGTCGATATATGTAGGAACCGCAACGGTAACCGTTGGGTTCGCGTCTGCTGGCGGCTTTAGCAGTTACGGTAAGGGCGGCAGCGGCCAAGGCAGCATCACGCCAACGACATGGGCAAACAGCGGCTTGACTGTTGACCAACTTAAAGATGTTTACAGTTCGGGCGTACCGGCGTGGTTAGATTTCACGGTTGTGGGAAGCGCACCTAATTCGGGTTGGTCTACGCTGACTATCGGGGGAACCACAATAAACCGCGTTGACGGCTCGTACACTAACAACGGGTCCTCGACGACGTGGATATTTAACGGTGCGCCTGTCGTCTTCGGCACAACTATTGGCGCTACGAGGGCGGTAGTATGGGCATAGAAATCACCTACCCAGCAAACGAAGCGGAATGGTACGCCAAGGGTACGCTTGAGGACGGCACCTACTTTGAGGTGCCTGCTGTGTTTAACGCAGACGGGACTTGCGATACCGAAGCTACAGATGCCAAAGTACAGCAGCTAATCTTTGCATTGAGTGAAAAAAGCTAATGCCATTCATCAAGCTCCAGTTTAAGCCCGGCGTGAACCGCGACCAGACCAACTACTCGAACGAGGGTGGCTGGTTTGAGTGCGACAAAATCAGGTTCCGTTCTGGCTATCCTGAGAAGCTTGGCGGCTGGCAGCGTTCTGCTCCTAGTGATTTCGTCGGCTACTGCCGTCAGATGTTGAACTGGATTACGACTTACTCCGATGATATGCTCGCCATGGGCACCAACGCCAAAGTCTACATCGAGATTGCGGGTAACTTCTACGACATCACACCGCTACGTGATACCGACCCAGTTCTTTCTACCACGGCTACCGACAACTGCATAAACACGACTAACGCCACCAGAACGATTACTGTTAACCTTGGAGCCACTGCGCATGGTGCGCAGACTGGCGACTACGTAACTATTGCAGGCGTTACCGGTTCGGGCAGTCCATCCGCTATTGGCGGTATCCCCATCACCGAGATTAACGGTACCTATGAGGTAACCCGTGTAGACAACTTTATCTTCACCTACACAGTTAGCACGGCTGCCACATCAACTGTTTCCGCCGCAGGCGGCACTGCCATAGACCTATCTTTCCAGATTAGCCCCGGTAACCCTATAACGGTTGGTGGCTACGGGTGGAACGTCGGTACATGGGGTCGCGGTGATTGGGGTACAGGTACAATTACTCCTGTGTTCTTGCCGCAGCGCGACTGGTGGTTTGATAACTTCGACAACGACCTTGTGATGAATATCCGTGATGGTGAAGGCTACTGGTGGGTACGCGGCACGCTGGAAGACCCCGGCCCCGCTCTATCTACGCCAGCTATCCGCCTTGCGGACTACGCCGATGGTGAAGGGTTCGACCCTGACGCTGTTCCATCGAAGATCATGCAGTTGCTGGTGTCGCAGCAAGACCGCCACTTGATTGCCTTTGGCGCGGTGCCGTTTGGGTCTACAGATATTGCCGATTTTGATCCACTACTTATCCGCTGGGCCGACCAAGACACGCCGGGTGACTGGACTCCTACACAGACTAACACTGCTGGTGACCTTCGGGTTTCACGTGGCTCGCGTATCGTACGGGCACTGCCTACTAGGCAGGAAATCCTTGTATGGACTGACACGCACCTGTTTACCCTGCAGTTTCTCGGCACCACAGATGTGTTCGGGCTTCAGGAGTATGCGGATAACATATCAATTATGTCGCCTCGCGCCATGGCATCCGCTGCCAACATTACGTACTGGATGGGGCAAGACAAGTTCTATGCCTACACAGGTCGCGTCGAGACACTGCCATGCTCACTGCGTAACCACGTGTTCAACAACTTCAACATCAACCAAGCAGACCAAGTGGTGTGCGGTACTAACGAGCGTTGGAACGAGATATGGTGGTTCTACCCAACCGAGCAGAGCGACTATAACGATGCCTATGTTGTCTATAACCACCTTGAGCGCATCTGGTATTACGGCACTATAGACCGCACTGCATGGCTCGACACCGCGCTGCGGAACTACCCGCAAGCTACCAACACTCCGGGCGGCACAAACGCTGGTGTACTATATATCCATGAGTTTGGTGTTAACGACGACGCCCTGCCTATGGAGAGCTACATCCAGTCATCGGACTTTGACCTCGATGACGGCGACAACTTCATGCTGACTCGGCGCATACTGCCTGACATTAACTTCAGTGGTTCGGTAGCTGATAACCCAGAAGTCACGCTGCAAATCCGCCCACGGAACTTTCCGGGGTCTAACTTCTCTGGTGACGCTGCCGATA